ATCGAAACTGTTTCAACAGGTAATCGGTGAGGACATTGCTAACTTAGGTTTTGATTATGTCAACGGTGACAAGACTAGCCTTGAACCGCTGCGACAGATGCTTGAGCAATACGGTGATGACTTCACACCTAATCTAAGTATTGAATGGGATGACATTGACATTGAAACCTTGCTTGCACGTAATGATCTTGAGGCACGTTGGACATTTAACATACCTAGCTTGGTACGAAAGGTAGAGGGTGTCAATGCTGGTCACTTGATTGAGATTGGTGCAAGACCCAATACAGGCAAGACATCATTCCATGCCAGCTTGATTGCTTCATCGGGCGGTTTTGCTCATCAGGGAGCTAACTGTATTATCTTATGTAATGAAGAAGGCTACCATCGTGTGGGTGCTAGATACCTTACTGCTGCAACTGGTATGACTATGCAAGAAGTAAAAGCTAATCCGACTAAGGCACGTGATTTGTACGCACCAGTAAAGGAACGTATAAAGATTAAGGACGCAACTGGTCGTGACATGAATTGGGTTGAGAGTGTATGTAAGGCATACAAGCCTGACATTGTTTTGCTAGACATGGGTGATAAGTTTGCTAAGACTGGCGGCTTTTCTCGTCCAGATGAAGCACTTAAAGCTAATGCAGTTCATGCGCGTATGATTGCCAAGCAGCACAACTGCGCTGTATTTTACATGTCGCAGCTATCTGCAGAGGCAGAGGGTAAGGTTGTACTCAATCAGTCCATGATGGAAGGCTCCCGTACAGGTAAGGCTGCTGAAGCTGACTTGATGATACTGATAGCTAAGAACCCACCAGTGCAAGGACAGGATGAAGAAGACGTTGAACGTCACCTCAACGTAGTAAAAAATAAGTTGACAGGCTGGCATGGTAGTGTACACTGTCAGTTAGAATATCAAACAGCGAGGTATACAGCATGACACACAGCGATAAAGATTGTATATGTGACGGAGAAGACATTGAGTACAGAAAGTCAGATATACCAGATTTAGAGTGGTTATTAATACAGGCAGAAAAAGCTGCCAAGCAGTGTGATAAGGACAATGACCACAAGTTGCAATATTCTAACAGACATAGAAGAGAAGCGCAGAGAATACGAAAACTAATAGAGTTAATACATCTTTGTGGTGTAGTAGAAGACTATGATTATGGATTAGCACTCGTTAATAGAAAGTTTATTGTTAGTCTTGTTGACAACAATTGGAGAATATTAGGAAAAAACAAATGGTATAGGCACAAGAATGACTTAAAGCATTTTGTTGATAACTACGTATATAAGGAGTGGAATAATGAAACTAACTCTTGATGTAGAGAACACAGTAACTCATCGTGATGGTAAGATGCATCTTGATCCTTTTGAGCCTAACAACTCATTGACTATGATAGGTATACTGACAGATCAAGGAGTGGAACACCACTTCCCATTTGATCATGCTGATGTACCTAGTCAAGCTGATTACCATGAGCGTGTGCAGTGGTATCTTGACCAAGCTACTGTATTAATCTGTCATAACGTGGCATACGATTTGCTATGGCTATGGGAGTCAGGCTTTAAGTATGATGGTGCAGTGTTTGATACTATGCTTGCTGAGTATGTATTGCAGCGTGGTGTTAAAGAGCCGCTATCTTTACAGGCTTGCGCAGAACGCTACGAGTGTGACACAAAGAAGCAGGACACTTTAAAAGAATACTTCAAGAAGGGGTACAGTACACGAGACATACCATACAATGAGTTGTGTGAGTATCTATCCGCTGACCTTCACGCTACACAACAGCTTGCAGATAAGTTGTGGTATCGTCTTAATACAAAAGCAGATACTGGATTGTTGTCTACTGTCAGGCTAACGAACAGAGTTGCTAAATGTTTGACTAAAATATATCAGACAGGCTTTGCCGTTGACTTAACTAAGCTAGAGGAAGTGCGTGAAGAGTTTGAGGCAGAGAAGTTGCAGCTTACTACAGACTTACAGTCTCATGTACGTAAGGTTATGGGTGATACGCCTATCAATCTCAACAGCCCAGAGCAATTGTCTTGGGTCATATATGGTCGCAAGGTTATTGATAAGAATGACTGGTCATCTTTGGTTGACCCTTACATGCCAGACGATGAGTTCAGACAGATGGTTGCTACACGCACACAAAGATTATACAGGACAAATGCAGTACAGTGTTCCACATGTAACGGCAGTGGTTACATACGTAAAACCAAGAAGAATGGTGATCCATTCGCAAAGCCTAGCAAGTGTCCTACTTGTGATACCGCTGGCTTCTTGTTTAATCCTACTGATGTTCAGGCTGGCTTTAAGTTCAAGCCACCTACAGCTAAGTGGGCTAGTGCCAACGGCTTTACTACAAGCAAGGGAAACCTTGAGTTGCTGGAGGCAGGTGCTAAGTCTAAAGGTATGGATGATGCAGTAGACTTCTTGTATAAGGTACGAAGACTGTCTGCTATTGACACCTACCTGTCATCGTTTGTTGATGGCATTAAGACCTACACCAAACAAGACGGTATGCTACACGTTAGCCTACTGCAGCATCGTACAGCTACAGGTAGACTGTCAGGTGCTAATCCAAACATGCAGAACATGCCACGTGGCGGCACGTTTCCTGTTAAGAAAGTATTTGTGTCACGATTTGATGGCGGTAAGATACTTGAGGCTGACTTTGCGCAGCTAGAGTTTCGCGCTGCTGCTTATTTATCACAAGACGAGGTTGCAATTGAAGAAGTATCTACTGGATTTGATGTACACGCATACACCGCTAAAGTTATTAGTGATGCTGGTCAGCCTACGAGTAGGCAGGATGCAAAGGCGCATACGTTTGCTCCACTCTACGGCGCAACGGGATACGGCAGAACAAAAGCAGAAGCAGCGTACTATGAACACTTCACAGAAAAGTACAAGGGTGTCGCAGCTTGGCATTCCAGACTGGCTAAAGAGGCTTTAACTACCTCTAAAATAGTAACACCATCAGGACGCGAGTATGCTTTTCCTGATGTTGAAAGACGTGCCAGTGGTAGAGTGTCCCACTTTACCCAGATAAAGAATTATCCTGTGCAGGGATTTGCTACAGGTGATATAGTACCGCTGTGTTTATTGCACATAGAACATCTTTTGCAGGGTAAAAATTCTTGCATAGTGAATACGGTACACGACAGTATTGTTATTGATGTACATCCTGATGAAGAAGATCAGGTAATCAATATCATAAACAGCACTAATGAGGAATTACCTCAACTGATAATGACACGATGGGGAATAAATTTTAATGTTCCTCTACTTTTAGAGTCAAAAATTGGCCCGAATTGGCTTGACACTAAAGACGTGACGTGATATAACTATGGCTCATTCGCAGAAAACAAAGGAGAAATGTATGACACAATTAACTACAATCAACATTAACAACTATGCAGCTATGGCAAAGGCTATGGGTACTGCAAACGAGGCTACAGGATCAGCCAAGTCTAGTCAGTTGGCTAGGCTAAGAATCCATCACTCACCCATCATGGGTACTGCAGAAGTTAATGGCAAGAATGTTAACGTAGAAGTAATTGAGGGTGGAGCATATAAGCTAGAAATTCCAGATGGGCCGACTTACTATGCCTCTAGTATTAAGATGCGTCCATTCCTACAACGCTTCATGTATAAGCGTTATGTTATGGGTGATGCTAAGACACCTAATCGTTTCATCAAGAGTTTGATGACAGATGACAGCAAGATGGAATCTGATCTGAAAGATAATGATGGTGGCTTTAACTGTGGTAAACCTGCTGGTTACATCAAGGACTTTAAGGCATTGCCTGAGAAGATGCAGGACTTAATCAAGCAGATCAAACGTGTACGTGTTGTACAGGGTATCGTTGAGCTAGTTAATCCAACGGACGATAAGGGGGAAAAGGTAGACCTTGAACCTACACCGTTCATTTGGGAGATTGATAACCGTGATGCTTTTAAAGAGATTGGAAACAGTTTTGCTTCATTGGCTAAGATGCAACGGTTGCCGCCTCAACACATTATTACTGCTAATACAGTAGAGCGTAAGATACCAACTGGCGCATCTTACTACGTTCCTGTGGCATCCCTTGATGTATCCAATACTATTGAACTGACCGAAGAAGATCAAGTTTTGTTTGGTGATTTCATGGCGTGGATCGACAACTACAACAGCTACATCATTAACCAGTGGGCAGAGAAAGCTAATTCCCGTATGGAAGATGATGACATTGATGTTGTAGATAGTTTAGTGTCTATCGAATTAGACGATGAGGATGCAGCATAATGAAACATAGGGCTGAACTAGCATTACATCAGTACATGGAGAATGCTGTCAAAGGTGAAAGCACTATCTCTGAAGACACCATTCAGCAAGTTGCTAAAGATGTTGCTGATGCAATGCGCAGACAGTTTGGAAGTGGCAAAAAGAGGGAAGATTTTACGTTACGTATGTCTAACGTGGGTCGTCCCACTTGCCAACTCTGGTATGAAAAGAATAAACCAGAAGTGGCTCTACCCTTTCCAAACACATTTATGATGAACATGAT